TTCCTTGACCTTGCTGTTGGAACTGGTGTCCTTCTATGTGAAGAAGGTGATGCAATCAGTCCAGTACGGTTTTCGGCAATCCCTCTCCCACATGTCATCTTGGATGTTGGTCCTGATGACAGAATTGACAACATTTTTCGAGAACGTCAAATCAGAGGTGCGCAATTACTGGTTGCGTATCCGAAAGCAATTCTTACACAGAAAATAATTGAAAAGATTAATAATAATCCTGAAGAAAAACATAAAATCATAGAAGTAGTCTACAGAGATTACTCCAAGATGAACATAATGGCACACAAGTATTGCGTTATTGACATGTTAACCAAGGAGAAAATACTTGAAGAACAGTACGAGGGTGTTGGTTCGTGTCCTATAATTGCCTATCGCTGGTCAAAAGCATCAGGTGAAGTTTATGGGAGAGGTCCACTAATCAATGCCCTCAGTGCCATTAAGACCACCAACCTTACAATCGAGTTAATACTTGAGAATGCACAGATGGCAATTTCAGGTATCTACCAGATGGAAGATGATGGAGTTATCAATCCAGATAATGTTTCTTTAGTACCAGGAACTGTCATTCCTAAATCGCCTGGTTCTGCTGGACTTCAGCCGATTGCTACTGCTGGAAGATTTGATGTAGCTGATCTTGTACTGGGTGACATGAGAAATAATATTAAACGAGCATTGTATAATGATATGCTTGGTGATCCAAACAGAACACCAGCCAGCGCAACAGAAATTGCTGAACGAATGGCTGACCTTTCCAGACGTATCGGCTCAGCATTTGGTAGACTCCAAGCAGAACTTGTAACACCAGTATTACAAAGAGTTGTTCATATCTTAAAGAAGCAAGGGCGAATAGAAATACCAACGATCAATGGCAGAGAAGTTAAAGTAAGATCTGTATCTCCATTGGCACAAGCACAATCACAGCAAGACATTGTATCAGTTGATCGTTTCCTTGAACTGGTTGGTGGAAGATTTGGACCACAGATGATTAACTTACTTATTGATAGTGAAGAAGCATCAATCTATCTTGCAAGGAAGTTTGGAGTTCCAGATAATCTTATCAGGGATAAAGCAAGCCGTGATGAGATCATCCAGCTTACAGCACAAATGGCTCAACAACAACAAATGCAACAACAACAACAACCCATGATGGAGCAAGAATAATGGAAACAATAAAAAACCTTAAAAAACTTTTAAAGAATAATTACGATTCAGCATCAACTGCTGTGAACACAGTTACTTCTATAGTTACTGGCAATACGAGTAGATTAGATTATGAATCAGAAACAATGTCTAATCCAGCCTTTAAGAAACAAGTTGAAGAATCAGGTTGGCGACCTAGTGCTGGACCTAAACAATATACTAAAAGAAAAAAGAAAAAAAGAAGTTATTAAAATGAGAAGTAAGAAAAAAACTTTATTAAAGAAAAAAGAACCAAAGACTAATACAATAGCTTGGATGCAACAAAGAAAAAATATGGAGCAGAGAATAATTGATTTACACCATTTGTTAGATGATGCTCATACTCCAGATGTAGATAAAGAAAACGAGCTATATAGACTAGAACAACTATGGTTTAAAAGATACGGTAATGAAAGTTGGAGAAGTAAATTATAAATGGCAGAAAAAAAATACATTGCCATTGACGGCTACAATCGAAAAAAAGAAGATGATGAAATGATTTCAGATTCTATTGGTTCTTGTTTCTCAACACCAGTTGGTCAACAAGTATTAACCTATTTAAAAAGCATTACAATTAATACAGTTAGTGGTCCTGATATATCAGATCAAAAGCTAAGACATTTGGAAGGACAGAGATATATAGTCGGTTTGATTGAGAGGAGAATGGTACACAATCACGGAGTAAAACAAAATGGAAGAAGCGACAATATCACAACCAAACGAAGAAGCGACCCCCTCTTCAACAACAAGACCTGAATGGCTACCTGAAAAGTTTGAAACACCTGAAAGTCTTGTTCAAAGCTATGGTGAACTTGAAAGCAAGATCGGTCAAAAAGAAGAAGATTTAAGAACTTCTATCAATCAGCAAATCAAGGATGACTTTCATAAGAACAGACCAGCATCAGTTGGTGAATATAAAATTCCAGAAAGCATTGATGAAGCATTAGCGAATGATAACCCTCTGTTTAAATGGTGGGCTGACCATGCGTATGAACAAGGATTTAATCAGGAACAATTTGAAAATGGCATCAACCAGTATTCACAGTTCTTTGATGCAATGAGTCCTAATCTTGAAGCAGAAAAAGAAAAGCTGGGTGATAATGCCGAAGCAAGATTGGATGCTGTCAGTGCATTTGCAAATAAAACTTTTACTGAAGAAGAACTTCCAGCCGTTCAACAACTTGCTTCAACAGCCGAAGGTATAGCTGTCCTTGAAAAGATCATGGCAATGCAGAAAGGAAGTTCCTTTAACAGTGAAGGTACTCAGCCATCAACAATCTCTCAGGAAGATCTGGATAATATGATGAAAGATCCTCGATACTGGAAGCCTGGGGAAAGAGATCAGAACTTTATTGATAAGGTTACTCAAGGATTTAACAAACTTTATGGCTCGTAAGTTTGTTGCATCAATCGGTAAGATTGATATTGTTTACTCTAATTCTGACGATGCTGGTTTTCTTCATAATAACCTAAGACCCCAAGATGTTCGTGAATGCCTGATACATGGAGTTACTCCTTATCGGGCATTGCACATGCCACTCTATGACAAGAAATGCAAAACCTTTACTGCCCTTGTCGACGACAAAGCGATCTGTATGTTTGGAACAATGGGTCACGATCATAGTAGAATGGGGTCGGTATGGTTGCTGGGTAGTTCCCTGATAGAAAAAAACTACTTCAGCTTTTTAAAAGCATCTCATGAGATGGTAGAATTAATGCAGAATGACTATGAAATTCTGGAGAATGTAGTTCCAGCCGATCATCAAAAAACAATTTCATGGCTGGGTTGGCTGGGGTTTATCTTTCATAAAGAGCCTGTCATTGTAAATAGTTATGCCTGTTTACGTTTTGTGCGTTGTCAAGACCATTTAGAAGTGCAAATGGTTATTACATAATGACCCAAAAATCGGTTGATCGACCTCTTTGTAGACAATCGAATAGATACTGAACTTTGGATAATCATCTGAAAACTGAAACTTAACTTTTATAAGGAGAATATTAATGGCGAATTCCATTGATACAGCTTTTATAAGACAGTTTGAATCTGAAGTTCACCTTGCATATCAACGTATGGGTTCTAAAATCAGGAATACTGTACGAACAGTTGCCAATGTAAGAGGAAGCACTTGTCGTTTCCAGAAGATTGCTAAAGGTTCTGCGTCTACTAAAAGCAGAAATGGTTCTGTCACACCGATGGAACTTGTTCATACAACCGTTGATGTTACGATGGCTGACTATTACTCAGCAGAGTACATCGATAAGTTGGATGAAATTAAAACTAACATAGATGAACGTCAGGCTATCGCAAAATCTGAAGCTGGTGCTTTAGGTAGAAAGACTGATGAAATCTTAGTAACAGCTATGGATAGTGGTGCTAATTCAACTCAAATCCATGATACTTCTTCTGCTCTTGAAAAAGCAGATGTTCTATCATTGTTTGAAACATTTGGCGTCGCTGATATTCCAGAAGATGGTGGTCGTTTTGTTGCCATGAATCCAAAAGGATTTGCTGATCTGTTTGCTATCACTGAGTTTGCAAGTGCCGATTATGTTGGCGAAGCAAACTTGCCTTATGCTGGTGGCATGACTGCAAAGAATTTCTTGGGATTTATGTTCTACTCTACTTCAGCCGTTACTGCTGGGAAGAATCTATCCTACCATAGTTCTGCTGTAGGTCTTGGCATTGGTGCTGATGTCTCAACAGAATTAAATTATGTACCTGAAAAGGTCGCCCACCTTGCAACATCTATGATGTCCATGGGTGCCAGTGTCATTGATGACAATGGTGTCTATGAAGTCTTAGATAACAACTCATAGGAGAGTAGATATGGCTTACGATAAAGCAAATTTAACTCGATTGTCTGGTGGTTCTGGTGTTAATTTATGGCACTACACGACAACCGATACGATTGCAACTGTCAACACTGCTGCTTATTTTACTGGTGAATCACTCAATATGATTGGTCTTAATGACGTAATCATTGCTGTGACTTCTACTGGTGGTACTCCAGTGGTTACTCTGACTTATGCTAACGCATCAACTGGTTCAGCTATCGACGTTGTAGATGGCTTAA